CAAGACGCACAAGCCATGCATGGTATTGACGTTGAAGCAGAAATCATGGCAGCTCTTGCACAAGAGATCACTGCTGAGATTGACCAAGAGATTCTCTTGAGCTTGCAAACACTTGCAGCCACAGAGTACACATACAACCAAGCCACAGTGTCTGGTACTGCAACATTCGTTGGTGATGAGCATGCCGCATTGGCAGTTTTGATCAATCGTGTTGCTAACTTGATTGCTCAGCGTACACGTCGTGGCGCTGGTAACTGGTGCGTGGTATCACCTGCAAGTTTGACAGTGTTGCAATCAGCAACAACTTCAGCGTTTGCTCGCACAACAGAAGGCACATTTGAAGCACCTACAAACACCAAGTTTGTGGGTACATTGAATGGCGCTATGCGTGTGTTTGTAAACAGCTATGCACAAGACACACAGGCTGTGTTGGTTGGTTACAAAGGTACTAGTGAAGCAGATGCCGCAGCATTCTATTGCCCATACATTCCATTGATGAGCTCAGGCGTTGTGTTGGATCCATCAACATTCGAACCAGTCGTGAGCTTTATGACACGTTACGGATTTGTGGAGCTCACTAACACGGCCAGTTCTTTCGGGAATGCTGCCGACTACGTGGGCGAGATAGCTGTCCAGAATTTATCATTTAGTTGATCTATTTTGGTACAGAAGTTTTGTACTGGTAGTAAAAACTCAAAAAAGCAACTTCGGTTGCTTTTTTGTTGACTTTTAATCCATAATATGTTACATTAATAGGTGAAGTTGCGTTACAAAACTAAATACTATTATGAAACTAATAAACGAAATCAACGCATACACTTACCTTATTAAATGTAAAGTAACCGGGCAAGTCTACTATGGTAGCAGAACTAAAAATGTTCGACTTAAGAGAACACCGCTTGAAGATTTAATGGTCTACTACACTACCAGTAGTAACGATGTTAACAACTTAATAAAACAGTACGGAATTGAGGCATTTGACTGGGAAGTAAGGCAAACATTTAACGACCTAACTAAACCCGGTGCGTGGGAAACTAAAGTATTGCGTAGAATGAAAGTGCTACAACGCAGAGATGTTTGGCTTAATGCTAACATTGCTGGCAAAAAAGTACTTACTAAAAGTGGTGCTAAAAAGATTAGCGCAACACACAAAGACAAACCTAAAACAGAAGAACACAAAGAAAAAATACGACAAGGAAACTTGGGCAAGAGAAAACCACCCCGCGGTCTAGAGTACAGGGCGTTAATGTCTACACTTAAATCTGGCGTTAACAATCCTATGTACGGAAAAGGGTGTACCGAAGAGCGAGCCGCTAATATTAGCGCCGCTAAGAAAGGCAAACCCGCTAAAAATAAAGGACATAAAGAAACTCGCTCCGACGTATTAGAAAGAATTAAACAAGCCGCGTTAGCTCGTAAACCACAGACACAAGAGCAACGAGAAAAACAAGCACAAAAAACTCGAGGCCAAAAAAGAACACCTGAACAAAAAGAAAGAATCCGTCAAGGGATATTACGTAAACTAGCTGAAAAACAAAAGGAAATAAAATGAACTCAAGACAATACGCAAAACAACAAGACGATGCATACAAAGCAACACTAAGCAAAGCCGGGCTTAACGACGGTGATTATGCAGGTGTTTGTCTATCTGCTGATAGAACAGAATATACTGTTACACTAACTGACGGTTCTACTAAAATTATTCCTAGCGGATTTGAATACGATCCATACTAACACGCCCGTTGCCCAGTGCCAGTCTAGATCTTAAACCAGCCCAAAAATTTATGTATTTTATCAGTAACTGAGTTCCAGTCGCCCATAGCAGGTTGACGGAACAGTCTGGCAGTTGAATACCAAGGACTTGAATCACGATCCAACAACCAACGCCAGTCTGTGCCAAACCAATTCAGCATGACCCACACAGGTCGCCCCAGTGCACCTGCCAAATGTGCCACTGCGGTGTCTACACTCAGCACCACATCAAGATTGTGTATCAGTGCAGCCGAGTCTGCAAAGTTGCGAATTGACCCAGGATAGGCTCGCACACCAATGTCAATCAAGGCCTGTTCTTCCTCTGCAGTGCAATCGCATTGCAGATTGATCCACTCGTAGTTGGGATTGCGTTGGATCAGTCCAACCATGACTTCAAAAGGCATGCCTTTGTGGCGATTGATCCAGGTATCTCTACGTCCTGACCAACAAAATCCCACACGCAGTCGTGTTTTAGGACCAAGAATTTTCAGCCATTGTTGTGAGAGATTGGCATCCGGTGTGATGTAAAATTGAACATGTCCTAGATTTTCCAACCTAGTGCCAATGATGCCGGGTATGCTCATGATTGGCGTCCAGTAATCAAACCCAGTAGGTTCTTCACCAAAAGGAATCAATTGTGTGATGGCTTGACTGCCTCTGAACAACGGAATCAAACTGGCATTACAGTGCATGATGATTCGGCCGCCGCGAGCGTAAACATCTCCAACAAATCTTATGAATTGTATGTTGTCGCCATGTCCTTGCTCGGCCATAATTAGTATAGTTTTATCTTGGAGATCTTCGCCACACCATCTAGGCTGTGGATATTGCGGCAGTTGTCCATTTAAATGTTCGTACTGCCAGCGTACTTCGTAAGCAGGCCAACCCTGTTCGTAATTGCCCTGCAACAAATAAGCCACTGCCAAGTTAAATCGTGCAGTGACATTTGTAGGATTTAACTGTATTGCACGTTGTAAAAACGGTATGGCTCCAGCAGGGTCTCCACATTCTCTTAACACATTGCCATAGTTATTGAATGCACTGGCTGATCGTCGATCTTGGGCAAATGCTTGAACATAGTAGGCCAAGGCCTGTTCGGGGTTGTTGTCTTCACGGCATTGATTACCGTGGGCGATGAGTAGTTCTGTTTCCATTGCATATTTAATTTTGTAGCTGATGGTGAAAATATTTACGTCACCATAAATACAAGTCAACGCAATCAGGCGTTTTATGCTGGGACTCAAAACCCACAGCGTAGTGACTAGAACTCACATCGGGCTTCTTTAAGGAGAAAACAAAATGGGACGTCCACTTAAAATTCAAAAATATTCAACCGGATCCGGCAACGGCGGTGCAGCAGTAGCAGTTGATCAAGCTTATCCACCTTTTACATCACCAAGTTCAATGGATATACCAACTGTAGTACTTCCAACACCTACCACAACATCTTTATGGATGGGTGTGGTCGGTGGTCAACGCGGTGGCGCAGTCAGTGCCACATATCCAGTGGTTGAAGTACAAGTTAACATTGCTCTTCCCAGCGGGTCTGGCGCAGGCGCACACAATGGTGTGATTATCCGTCAAAAAGGTTCACACAAGTTTTTGGTAGCTGATCTCAACGCTGCAATAACTGCAGGATCATTTGTGATTGGTGCAGCCTATTTGATTAATTCTTTTGGAACTACCACAAACTGGCAAGCAGCAGGTGCTCCTCCTACTGCTCAAGCAGGTGATATCTTTACTGCTACCTCGGCGGGTGGTGGCAACGGAAATGCTTATTTGGTTGGTCAATGTGTGTTGAAAAAACAAGCCATTGGTTCATTGACAGTTGGTAACATGAGCATCACCATGAGCATTGGTGATTCAGCTGCAACATTTATCAGCAAGTTGTCTAACAAATACGCCAAAGACTTCAACGGTGGCGAAACTGGTGGCAATGCCAGCACAGGCAATGTATGGGATCCTAACCAAGTCGTCAATGATATTACGTATGCAGCCAACTTCTTTGAAGACGGTGAATTATTTGCTAAATCTGGTGCTGACACTGCAACCTGGGGTGTCAACGGATCAGATCAAAATGCTGGTGGTACTCTTACAACAGCAGTTGTTGAGAACTACACTTCTTAATTTTAAATTAAGTTGTACAATCCCCACTATATACTGTGGGGATTTTTTATGACCGTGGCATTTGTACTGGGCAATGGCGTCAGTAGACGAAATATCAGTTTACCGTATTTAAAACTGTGTGGGAAAATCTACGGGTGCAACGCCTTGTACAGAGAATTTGCCCCGGATGCATTAATTGCCACAGACAAACCCATTGCTGAACAAATACAAAAAACTGGTTATGCTTTGACCAACAAATTTTACACTCGCAAACCCATGGCTGGCCAAGGCGGCTATCCTGTGCCTGAACAGTATTACGGCTACAGTTCTGGCCCAATTGCAGTGGCAGTGGCCTGTGAAGACGGTGCTCGAACAGTGTATTTGTTGGGATTTGATATGGGACCTGATACAGATAATCACTTTAACAATATCTATGCCAACACAGAATTTTATAAATCTGCCGGAGCACCGCCAACATTTGCAGGAAATTGGATAAAACAAGTATGCCGAATTGTCACTGATTACCCACTGACGGAATTTTACAGAATAACAGGTCCAACTACTGCTAGAATAACCGAACTTGAAGCATTGAGAAATCTGCAACACTATGCGTTAGACACTTTTGTAGACCGCATAAATAATCAAAAGGATCTATAAACAATGTCTATTGCTTACAAAAATACCAGCAGTGATTATACCATAACTGTGAACAATGGGGTAGGCACTTTCACGGTCAATGCCAACACTGTGTTCAATGGTAATGTTACTTATTCAGTGCCTGCTACCAGTACTTTTGCCTTCTTAACAGTAGCCGCAAACAACAGTGGCAATATCACAGACATGGGGTTGATAGCACAAAAAGGTCCCTCTACATTTGCTGGATTGAGATTTGATACTGCTGCCAATGCTTGGCAATTTAGCAATGCAGTAAACGCAGATGGATCAGCTATAACCAGTTATGCTAACATTGGTACCAGTACCCTTGCTATCGGCGGATCTAACACACAGGTCCAATTTAATCAAAATAGCGCACTTGGTGCCAGTGCTAATCTAACATTTGATTATGCAAATAACATACTGAAAATTCAAGGAGCTGAAGTGTTGGGCAACATTGGTACATCACCAAGTGTTCCTTCAAATGCAGTGGCTCTTTATAATAACACCATTGGTGGCGGCGGAACAGGCGTTTATGTATTATCAAGTTCTGTCGATGACGAACTGGTTAGCAAAAGCAAAGCTATTGTTTACGGAATTATATTTTAAGGAAAACTCATGACTATCGCAACATATAGTGTAACTACTGCAACAGGTAATGCTTACACCAGCAATGGCAATACTGCTATTACTTCACTGACATTGTGTAACTGGAGTGCTGGAAATGTCACTGCTAATTTGTTTGTGGTGCCAAATGGTAACTCGCATAGTACATCAAATCAAATGTTGTATTCGTTGCCACTCAATAGTGGTGATACATATCAAATTTACAATGCCGCAGAAAAACTATTGCTTGGGCCTGGAGATATGATACAAGTAAATTCCACAGCCAATGCTGTAACTGCAATAACTTCGTTTACATCAATTTAATGGGATATTTTGTCAAAAATCGGCAATTGCAATCTGGCAGTACCGGAGTAGTATTACCCACAGGAACTTCTACCAATCGCCCAGACAATCCTTTTTTTGGCACCATACGTTATAATACCACAGTTCCAGCAGTGGAATATTTTGACGGAACTCAGTGGTTGTATTTGTTAAGCAGTTCTGGATCTATTTACACAGTTGATGCCTTCACCGGCGATGGTTCTACCACAGTATACACAATGACCGAGCAGGTGTCTGATCCAGCACAAATTATTGTGTTTGTGGGATCGATATATCAAACGCCCGGGGGCAACTCAACACCAAATGCATACACTGTAAATGGCGGTTACGACATAACATTTACTTCAGCACCGCCGGATCAAACAGTAATCAATGTGATTCATACCAACCTATAAACCCCGCTAAATACCTTATCACCAGGATAATCTATGTCAATTAGTCGTATTGCGGGTCAAATGCTTCAAGCCAATCTCTACAGAGATGGCAACAATTTATCATTCTCCAATACCTCTACTTCTGGCTCACTTTTATACATCGATGTTGGCAACAGTTTTGTAGGCGTTAATACTGGGACTCCTACAGATACCTTGGCTGTTAACGGCAATACAGTAGCAAATAATTATAATTTTAATTTGGGCAATGCTGGATTACTTACGTTAGATGCAAGTAATCACGGCTTTACTGCCAACGTAAACAATTATGGCCTTGTTGGATTGGGATTAACAGACAGCACCGGAGCAGTGTTATACGGTAATACTTTGGTTCAAATTACTGCCAACACCAATGATGGCCTCAATGAAGTATCGTGGAATTTCTATGCCAATGCTCTACTAAATGCACCTGGCAATATTACTGCCAACGGTAGTGTGCTATCTAATGTTTCTTTTTTAACTGGAAATATTGTAATTCCTGCCACCGGTAACATTGATGCTGGTTATAATTACATTGGCAATGTCATTGACCCGGTGCAAGCACAAGATGCCGCAACAAAATATTATGTAGATCAAGCAACCAGCAGTGCCAGTGGTAATGTTATAGGTAACCTTATACCAATGGGCACACCATCGCAGGGTAACTTGGTTAGCAACGCAGTCACACTTACGGCAAACACAACAGTAACCGATGGCATAGCAGAACTCAATGTAGTTTTGGGAAAATTGGTACCGCCTTCTCCGTCAAATTTTCCAGCCGGACAAACACTAAGTTTAAACTCATTGAGTTCGTACCGTATGGCCAATGGAGTAGCACAAACTAATAACACCACCACTGGCAATAAATCTGTGGCCGCTGGCACAACTGTCAGCAGTGTTTTAAGGTCTGGCAGTTTTAGTACCAACACAATTGTCACGGCTGGTCCTGGTGATTCTGGTACCGTGACAATTTACATTGACAGCGTGGCCGCGGGCAATGTAACTTTTAATGCCAGTGCTACCCCCAGTGGAAATGGTACGCATGGTAATTTAATCATAACCAACAACTATGATTATCATCAAGCCAACAGTTCAATTACCGCAGGATTTTGGTATGTGTTCAGTGCACAAGGGTCAGGGTCAGGCATATCACCTGGCTGGAATGAATTGTACATTGGCGATTCTGTAACTGCAAATACCAATACGCCAACTTGGTACTACGATAACAGTAGTCCAGGAACGCCACAGTTTACTAATACTTCTATATCAGCTCCTGGATCGCCGAGTTTAACGTATAGCAGTACAATACCACACTATGTAAATACCAATAGTTTTACTATTGNTGCNAACGTAAATCGTATCAGTGGCAACATGTACCCNACATCTGANACTTTTGTTACAGGATCAGCAGGTGGTGCATTTGGTACTCCGGGAAGTTTNACTTATTCTAGTGCCAATGTAGCTACCCCAGTGGCACAAAATTTATATGCCAATTCAGGCAGTTTAGCTATCAGCACCACATCATCTATCGTATCAGGATTTGGCAGCAGTGCGTCGGGCCCTGGTTTGTCAGTGAATAATAGTTATGCCACAGGAACCAACACATTCACACCCAGTGGCACAGTTCTTTACAAAACTGGCAACACCACTGCCATAGACGAAGGCAATGTGGTCATCGGTTCAACCATAGGATCTGGTTCTGGCAACGCTTTCCGTATTGAAAATTCCGGAAATGGCAACACTCCTGTTTATACAGGATCAGAAGCAGCATTTAACAGTCAATCTGGACCACTGCAGGCCTATGATGCAGTGGTAGTAGGATCCGGATCTGGAGGAGTTCTTGCTTGGAATAATACAAATTACTCCGTCGGATATTTGCCAGCAGGCCCTGATCTAAGTGCAGGACGATCCGGAACACAGTATTTTACCATGAAATTTGTTCGCACCAGTGTCAGCAAATTTGACATCGCATTCACTGGCACTGTAGCTGGTGTGTGGGTAGCACTACCCGGCAGTGTTATAGATAGCAGCAGCAGTGCCAATGGATGGATCAACATGAATCAGGCCTATGGAGGAGCAGGTTATCCAGGAGTAAACAGTCCCGGCAACGGATCTGATGGTTGCTCATTGGGTGGTATTATTACATTGAATCAATCAGGCACACAAAGAAAAACCTGCACGTTTGGTACTGTCAGCAGTTCAAGCACTGGTACCAATGAAATTTATGTAAGAATAGCACTTACATCTGGTCAAAGCGTGACTGC